TCACCAGTTGCGGATGATCAGCTCGCCCTTCCTCTCCTTGCTGCGGCCGCCGCCTCCGACGCTGTAGTTGATGTCTACTCTTTCAATAAGCAGTCCATCAAACGCTTGACGCATTTCCGGGATGTCGTTAACCGAGATGATCATGCTCCCCTTCATACTTCTGGCCAACTCAGCCATGCGCTGGTACTGATGCAGTCCGAACTCAACACCATATCCTTCGGTACCCCAATACGGAGGATCGCAGTAGACCAGCGTGTGCTCACGGTCGTACTTCTTGATGCAGTCTGCCCAGTCCAGGTTTTCGATATATGTCCGGGACAACCTCAGATGCGCAGCCGACAAGTCTTCCTCCAAGCGCAGCAGGTTTAACCGGGGCGGGCTGGTGGTCGACGTGCCGAGCGTCTGTCCCTCGACCTTGCCTCCAAACGCTAACCGTTGAAGGTAAAAGAACCTGGCAGCTCTTTGGATATCTGTCAGCGTCTCTTCTGGTGTGATCTGCAGCCACTTGAAAATTTGCCGTGACGAGAGTGCCCATTTGAACTGCCGCACGAACTCTTCCAAGTGATGGCGCACGACTCGGTACAAATTGACGAGCTCCCCGTTCACGTCGTTCAGCACTTCAGCTTTGGCCGGTTCTTTCAGAAAATACAGTGCAGCCGCACCACAGAACGGCTCCACGTAGCAAGTATGCTCAGGGAACAGCGGGAGAATATGCTTTGCTAAGCGGCGCTTGCCACCAATCCAAGGAACAATGGGTGCTGCCGTGATTTGTAACATCTGCAAGACTCTTTCCTATTGTGAAATATCCCGATAGGCTTGTCTTACCGTTGGCCAACGGTGACAGCCTTGGGGGGACTTGCAGGTATACGCTGCGGGTCAGCTGGCCGGACAAGTGCTCCAACACCAGTCCGGTCGCTGTCTTCTTACTTAGGTGAAGGCGGCCAATCTGACACAGCGGGCCACTCAGGCTGTTGCGGCATACGTGACAACAGCACGCAGTAACGTTTCCACTCTATCAACTTTGTCAGCTCTGCTTGCGTAGCTATGTCCAACTCTACGGCGTCCTCTAGCGGGCGGCGGGCTACGTAGGCAGCGGCCAGGCGGCGCTGTAGTTCCTGATTGGCGTGTTCCATCAGCGCGGAGGCCTGCGCTGTCTTGTTGACGTCCCAGCCCTTGCCATTCCACGACGGGAATTCGCAGGGTGGCAGCGGCGTGGCGCGCAGGCTCTCAGGCGTGTCCCCCAGGCGGGCCTGGATCTCTTGCGCGGTGTCGACGCTCCACAATTTGACCGCGCGCCAGTCCGACGTCACGGCCCAGCCTCCGTCGTGGAAGATGGTTGTCTGGCGTTCTGCGGCGGCTGGTGGTTGTAGCTCGGTGCTGTGGGCGGGCAGCAGCCAGACCTCATCGGTGTCCAGCGGCGAACGTTCTGCGTAAGTCTCCCCCAAAAACTCACCAGTAAAGGGGCTATACGCGTATACAGTCTTCATGGTGCGACTCCTCAGATTTTTATGCAGGGCAACAGCGTAACGTTTTGGGGTCGCGCGCCTTTCAACAGATTGCTCGTTGATGCTGCTGTGCCAACCATCTGTGACGACGATGATTGCAGTTGCACCTGCCATCCGACGGGGGGGATCACATTGTATTTAGCCGGGTCAATAACAACGCCGTCAGCGTGATTGGATTCCAGTCCATCGTCGTACAACGATGAGACCCAGCTGAGCCTGTCGTTGGCACTCGATTGCCAACTACCTGTTGAACCGTTTTTTTGGTCAATGTAACCCTGATATGGCACGATGCTGCCGGGTTGCCTCGACCCGAATGCACGCCCATTACCGGCATTGTGCCCGCGAATGAATTGATCTCGCAGGTCAGGCAGGTTGAATGTTGTCGTGCCATCGCCGACGCCGTACGTTGTACCAATTACCGCAAATAGTGCCGCATAGGTCATACGACTGATCGCCTTCCCATCGCAGATTAACCACCCCGCCGGCGCAGATGGATTGGCGTACCAGCAAATCATCCCCGTAGGCACTCCGGCTGAGGCTGGAGCAGCATCAGTGATGCCATACCCCGCCAGCGTGGTCGATTTCTGGGCGAAATACAGGTGCAACCAACCGTATGACTGATTCCACAGCCCAATTGGCTTTGCCAAAAACACAGGTTTTGAATCAATCACCAGCGCAATTTCTGTCACACCACTATTTGTCCCGTCACCGCCAGCGGCAAACATACCGGTGTCGCCATCGGACTCAAATGCAAAGCCGTTGGTTGCGTTATCAGATGCGGGATAGCCTTTTTTTGCACGGAATGTAGTCGTACTCGCTCGGCCCTGCGCGTCAATGGATAATTTTAACGCCAGACTATCCAGCATCTGCCCCAGGGGGGCGGCGTCAGTAATGCCGTAACCGGCTAATGTGGTCGGCCTGCCGCTGGTGATTTTGCTCCAGTCGTGACTCGGCACATCATTGCCGGTCATCGCTCTGCCGGCAGTCACGCGTCCTTTAGCATCAACCGTCACCATGCCGTAGCTGCCTGGCGCCACACCGGTACTAGCCAGCGTAAGCGCTGCGCTGGCGTTGCTACTGCCATCAAACATCACATTCCAACTGCCGTCACCGGTCACCTCAATCTTGCGTGCTGTGTTCAGCTTGATTGCATTGCCTGACGATTTCTCTCCGCTCTCCAGCTTGTCGATCCGCTCCTTTAGGTGGACGGTGCGATTAGCCAGCTGCTTGCCCTGCAGGTTGTCGATGCCATCCGGCCCGGCCAGCACCGGATCGTAAGCGTCCGGCCCAGCCACCTGGTGAAGTTCTTTAATCGGTGTCACCGCTAGCCTGCGTCAAACACGTGATGCAGGTAGTTATAGGACACACGCCACTTCTGGCCATCGCTGATCAGGGTGACCGTCTTGTCGTTCAGACGGACGATCTGGCCTTGGCGCTGTCGCTGCTCATGATCCAGGAAGCCAACCGCTTCTCCGACCGCCAGTTCGTGGCGGCTCAGTCCCGGATGCCCCGTCTCCCGAATCTTGACGTCCGCCCCATCCAGGTTGATGGCGGCGTAGGGAATCACCCAGTATTGGCCGCTTTCCTGCCGGCGTACCACCACTTCCTTGCGCCGGAACTCAACCACGGAGGCTGCGTGCTGTTGATTGGTTGCCGGGTCGAAGTACGCAACCTGCTGCCCGATATGGAGACTCTGGCGCACGGCGACGATCCACTTAGGATCGTCCAGCACGCGATCCAGCATCGCGCGCAGGCGATACAGATCGAAGCCCGAGGCTTGCTGGAAGGCGGCCAGGATGTCTTCGTATTTCATATGGCCTCCGATTCCTGTAGCGGCAGTAATTCGTCAATGCGACTATTCGGCCAAGCTGGTAGCCTTTCGAGGGTGTCTTTTAGCCAGGCGGCAGGCTCGAGACCGTTGAGTTTGGCGGTGGCCAGCAGGCTTTGGATCGCTGCCGCCCGCCGTCCGGCACGTTCGCTGCCGGCGAACAGCCAATTCTTCTTGCCCAGGGCGATCGGGCGGATCGCGTTCTCGACCGGGTTGTTGTCGATCGGCAGATGGCCGGTCTCGGCGTAGCCGGCAAACGAAGGCCAGCGGCGCAGCACATAGTCGATGGCTTTCGCCAACCCGCCCCCGTTGGCTACATTCGGACGCAGGCCGAGCAGCCAGTCATGCATGGCCCGGAGTTCCGGCAGGCTGCGCTCGGCGCGCAAGGCTTGCCGCTGCTCAATGTCCAGCTCCTTACCCTCCGCTTCGACCGCGTACAGCCGGCCGATACGCTGCAGCGCCTCTTCGGCAATGGGATGGTTGCCGGCGGCCTGCAGCTCGAAGAAGTTGCGCCGGGCATGCGCCCAGCATGCCTGCTCCAGTACGCCCTGCCGGAACAGCTCCTTGTAGCCGCTGTAGTCGTCGACGATCAAATGGCCACGCCACTCTGCCAGGAAGTCGCGCGCGTGCTTGCCGCTCCGGCTGGTTTGGTAATCGAACACCACCATCGGCGGGCCGCCATCCAGGTCGTTGCTGCGGAAGGCCCACAGATAGGCCCGCTTGGTCTTGCCTTTGCCCGGATCGAGCTGCTGCACCGGGGTTTCGTCGGCATGCAGGCTGTTCCGTTCGCGCAGCTGATCGGCCAGCCGGTCCGACAGCGGCTGCAGCGCTACGCCGAGCCGGCCGATCCATTCGCTCAACGTGCTGCGCGCCAGCGGCACCTGTTGCCGCTCGGCAATCTGCTCGATTCGGTACAGCGGCAAATGATCCAGGTATTTGCTGATCGCCACCCAGGCGAGCAGTCCAGGCGCCGCCAGCCCGCCGTCGATGACCGCCGGGGCAACCGGAGCCGCCTGTACCGTTTCACACGACCGGCACGCATACTGCGGGCGGATATGGCGGATGACGAAGAAGCGCGCCGGTTCCACATCGAGCTGCTCGCTGATGTCTTCGCCGATCTTCACAAGTTCGCGCTGGCACTGGCCGCAGGTACATGACTCAGGTTCGTGGCGGACTTCGATGCGTTCGAGGTGCTCGGGCAACGGCTGACGGCCGCCACCGGCGCGCGGTTTGCGCGTGGCGTCCCCGACTGCCGGCGCCGTCGCATCCAATTCGACCTGCACCGCCGCCAGATCCTGGTCGGCATCGTCTTCAAACAGCGCCCGCTGTTCGGCGGTCAGCGCTTCGCTCTTGGCGCCGAAGCGCATGCGCCTGAGGTGAGCGAGCTCGAGCACCAGCTTCTGGTTCTTGAGTTCGAGGGATTGAATCTGCAGGGACTGTTCGGAGAGCTGCCGCACCATGTCCTGCACCCCGGCGACGAGCGTCGGATCGGAGACGTGTTGGGCAAGTCTGGCAAGCAAATCCATTGCGTGATTATATCATGATGATCGATACGAAGCCTTATCTGGTAAGGGTTTCAGAAGGTTAGACGGTCCAGTGCGCGGGTGGTTTGGCGGCCAGCCGCTGCCAATCGACGCCGGTCACCAACCATTGCCATTCCTCCTGGTTGAGCCGATGCACGGTATCACCGAGAACGGGCCAACGAAAGCGCCCCGCGTGCAACCGGCGCTGACAGAGCCAGACGCCAGTGCCGTCCCAGACCAGCAGCTTCAGCCGGGTACGATTGCGATTGGAGAAAGCATAGGCGGTGCCGTCGCAGGGTGAGCGACCGACCAGTTGCTGTACGTGGCATGAGAGCCGCTCGGCTCCCCAGCGCATGTCGAGCGGCTCGACCGCGAGATATACCTGCTCGGGGCGGATCATGGCAGCAGTTCCCGCAGAAGGCGGATACAAGACTCAGCCTGAGCAGCGGGCCAAGCCAGGTTCAGGAGAACATCGCCGCGCCGCCACTCCAGGCGGATGGGCTCGGCCGTCAGCGGCGAGGAGGATGTCAGAAGCGAAGTCGAGGGCGGTAACTGGGAAGCTTGCTGACTCAAGCATGCCGCATAAGTCTCAGTAGGCGCGCCCGACTGCTCAATCGAATCGGTCACGCTGACCGGGACGAGCGCGGGAGCCGGGACGATCTCCTGCTCAGTTGCCGCGCGCTGATGCTGACGTATCCACAGTCGTACCAGGTTCGGATTGAGCTGGTTGACTAACGCAATAGCGGTGGTAGAAACGCCGGGTTGCAGACAGGCTGCGACGATCTCAGCCTTGAATGCCGGGGAGTGATAACGGCGCCGGCGACCGACAGCTGGAAGATGCAAAGTGTCCATGTGTCCATCAAGGAAGCTAATGGACATGATGCTCTCAAGAACATGGGCGTCGCTCAATGTGGTTCGGCTGGACGCTTACACCGGATCGGAGGTCTCCAGTTGATAAATGCCCGTCTCCCAGACGGACTTTTCCGGCAAATACGCCATCAGGCACTCCCTCGGTTGAATTGCTTGTCACGGCGGGCAATCGCGCCGTTATGGCGGTTGGCCACGCCCTGGTAGTCCAGGCTAGTCAGGTGGCAGCGAGCCGGCGCATAGACAGCCAACATGCTGCGCACCTGATTGGCTTGGTCGTTGGTGATCGGCTGCTGCAGCAGCACCCGGTAGCGCGCCCAGGCAGTGGGCTCGCCGTGGAAATAAATCCCGTCTCGGCGGGTGGCGCCATCATGTTGCTTGTTGGCCAGCCCCTCGATCAGCGTCACCTCGCCCAGGCACAGGCGGCGGATCACCTCGCGGATCGCCCAGGGCGTGCCCTTGTAGCGGTGCAGTTCAATGGCGGTCTTGATCAGGTTGCGCCGCGCATCATCGGACTCGGCTAGTGCCCAGCCGTCGGCGCCAGTCAGGCTGAATTGCTCTGCGAGCTGTGGCAGCGCTGAGCCGGTCACGTTGTCCACCAGGTAGACCAGGAGCGTGGATAAATCGGCCTCGCTGATCCTGGCCGACAGAGCGGCCAGGATGCGGCTGCGGGCATCGCCGGCCAGGGCTGGCGGCAGCGGAAGATCAGCCATTGGTCGCCTCCGTAGGCGTCAGCCTGATGGCGCTGCAGCGCGCCCATTCGTTCTCTGCGAGCTCCAGCCGCTGCGGACTGACCAGCGTAACCTCGTAGACGCCGTCCACCTGCAGCGCGGCGATGATCTGGCTGGGAACGATGTCTCGGCCGAGCGCGGCCGAGTGGTAGGCGGCATAGGCTGCGGCGCTGCCGTTTGCCGCTGCACGAACCAGGGCCGCATCTGCCGAGCTGAACAGCTTGAGCTGGGCTTCAATCACATAGTCCACGGCGGCCGGCGCCAGCGCCTGCACGCGGTCGGTCAACGGGCGCACTTTCTCGGCCGAGCAGGTGGCTTGCACGAGGGCGAGCATGCTGGCGTCAGGTAAGCCGGTTTTCAGCAGCGGATAGAGCTGGACCACGCCAGGGGTGGGCGACACCACGGCCACGTCGACAATGTTCTGGTGCGCACGCAGGGCGTGGAAACGGTAAGCGGCCACGCTGCCGGCGTTGGAGAACGACTCCGGCGCCAGCATGATGCGCTCGCGCAGCCGCTCGTCGTCTTCCTCTTCCACACCGCCGGCCGTCACCGTGGTGTTGGTCACCACCACGTCCATGTCGCCCAGGTCGTCCATCAGGTTGACGATCTGACCAGGCTGCCAGCCGTTGCCAGCGCTGCCGGCATCCTGGCAGGTGGCGGCGATATCCAACGATACGCTGCCCGCCGGCAGCGTTGCCGCCTCGTCGGTGGCGAAGGCCACCACGCCGTCGCCGCTTTCCACGCGGGTGCCGGCCGGGATTGGCAGCGGGCTGGCCAGCGGCGCATCCAGGGCGAACCGCAGCGTAGCGCGGGCGGGCTGGGCCGGCAGGCGGGTGACGCCCACCAGTTGGCCCAAGTAGTCCAGCATCGGCGCGCGGGCATAGGCCACTAGGTTCTGCTTGGCCGCCTCCTGGATGCCGACGCGGACCAACGTTTCACGGTAAGCGATCAGGTCGATCAGCAGCCGCTCCACTTGGGCCGGGTACAAGGTCTTGCCGCTTATCTGCTCGTACTGCGCGATGATTTCGGCCGTGATGGCCGCTGGGTCGCGCGCGATGAAGTCGGGTTCCGGAAGGCTCACAACCGCACCTCCGTTTCCCGCACGCCTGCGGCAATGCGCCAGGTCACGCGCAGGATGATGCGGGCTCCGTCGATCAACGGCGTCACCTTCACCAGCTGGCAGCGCGGTTCCCATTGCCGAATAGCCTCCACGGCCTCGCGCACCACATGCGGCACGGCCTGGGTGACCGGGTGGTCGATGTACAGGTGGATGTCAGAACCGAAGTCCGGGCGATGCGGATCGCTGCCCTTGGGCGTGGCCAGGATGATGCGGATGCACTGGTCGATGTCCGCCTCGGCCTCAACCAGGTTGGGCCGGTTCAACGCGGGTTGCCAGTGAAGGGAGTCAGATAGCTTCGTCATGAGATCATCGTACTCATGACAACAGACAATCTACTTTAAAGCACGTTAAAATATTACAAACGGGATTTTTGAGGGTAAGTCCATGACCTATGAAGCACCTGACTTTACTAAAGATGCATTCACTTGTCCGCATTGCAACGTTTATGCCCACATGCGATGGTCACTGCTTAGGCCAACTCTGGATCTGCCAGAGTTGGCGCTATTTCAAGCTTCTTGCCAGCGGTGTGATGATTCGTCGCTTTGGCTATGCCAGAATCAAGGTAATGAGCTTGTAACCATAATTTTTGCACATCGGGAAGGAAAAGCAGCTCCTCCACACGGACGAGCTGTAAGAATTTTTCCTACTGACTGCCAGGCACCAATGCCAAACAGTGATCTCCCCGACGACTGCTTAGAAGATTACATGGAAGCGCGAAGCATTGCAGAGCTATCTCCCCGAGGTGCTGCTGCATTGCTTCGATTGGTCATCCAAAAACTATGCAAACATTTTGGTGAACCAGGAAAGGATATTAACTCTGATATTGGGAGCCTTGTCCAAAAAGGATTGCCCAAGAAACTTCAAGAAGCTCTGGATGTAGTCAGGGTGGTTGGAAACGAAGCCGTACATCCCGGAGAAATCGATTTTCAAGACGATGCAGAAGTTGTCTTTGTTCTATTTTCTTTAATTAACTTGATCGTAGAGAAAATGATTACTGAGCCCAAGGAGTACGCTGCAATTTATCAATCCTTACCTGCTAAGAAAATTGCGGGGATCGAGCAGAGAGACAAGCCAAAAACCTAATGGCTATGATGATTTGAGTTCCCGCCAGCGTCCATCACGGAGCCGCTGGCGCTCACATCGCCATCCACCCGCACATCCCCTCGGATCACCGCCGCCGAGCCAGCCCCGCCCGATACCGCCAGTCCGCCTTGCCCCACCAGTTTGCCCTTCACCAGGACGTTGCCGGAGAACTCGACATCCGGTGAGTCCACCGTTACCTTGCCGCCGGCCTGCAGCAGGATTTCAGCGCTGGCCTGCATCACCACTTTCTGCACGCCAGACACGGTCAGGGTGTGGCTGGCGCGGTCGTACTCCAGCAGCGCGCCGTCCTTGAACCGCACCATGAACTTGTCGCGGCTGGTAGTCGGCGGCGGGTCGGCTTCGGAGTAGATCGCGCCCAGGACCACGCCATCCTCGCCGCGGGCGTCCAGCAGCACCGCCACTTGCTCGCCTATGTCGTAGGTCCAGCAGGCCTGGTCGTCCTGGGTTTTCGGGTAGGCGATGGGCAGCCACATGGTGCGCATATTGTCCATGTCCGGCAGGCGCACGCGGGCGAAACCCGGCCGGCTGGCGCTGACCGTGCCGTATTTGATGGTGGCGCCGAACTCGTCCAGGGTCTCGTTCATTTCTTCTTGCCTTTCTGCGGCGTGGTGCCGACCACGTCGACCTGGCCGTTCTTCATTCCGTAGACCTTCAGCCCTTTGTTGGTCGCCTTCTTGCCGGTGCGGCCGGAGCCTTTCTGCACCGGCAGGCTGGCGCGCTTCACTTCCAGCTCGGTGGAATACCCGCTGCTGCGGTCGATCCGATGGCGGGCCGACTCCACCAGGTAGCGGCCGTTCAGCTTGCCCAGGCCGGCCAGATCGAACGTAGTCCCCGCCACCAGCTTTGGCTGGCCTGGCAGCGCCAGGTTGCCGGATGTCTGCTCCAGATTGCTCTTGTCCATCGCCGCCTTCACCTTGGCATGGGCCGTCGCCCTGGACGAAGCGCGGCCGGCCATCTTCAGCGTGTCGCCGCTGGTGCTGGGCGTATGGCTGCCTTTCTTGCTGGCCTGGGTGGTATGGCCCACCTCGGCCACCTGGCCAGCTTTCATCCCATATACCACCAGTTTCTTGGTCTTGGGGTTGTGGCGCTTGAGCTTGGCCTCCTGGTAAATCTCCTTGATCTTGTCTCGCAGATGGACCGAGGTCAGGTCTGTCCGCTGCAGCGTCAGCACCGCCGCGCCGTCGCGCAGGTCGGCCAGTTCGCTGAACACCATTTTGTTGCCAGTGATCTTGAACACGTAGCCGAACTCCCGCGCCAGGCGCACCAGGAACGCCACGTCACGCTCCTGGTACTGCGTCACCCGGTCGATGCGGATGTCGCGGATTTTGCCGACCAGCACCAGGTGGTTGCGTTTGGCGATGCGCTGGGCGATGGCCGCCAGCGTGGTGTTCTCGTAGGCCCGGCCGACGCGTGTGCGTACCGACTTCTTCACGCCGGCCGCCAGCGCCTTGATCGACACCGTGGACGGCGGGAACGCAAACTCGACCTCGTCGATCTCGAACTCGCCGCAGGGCAGCAGCGGCTCGCCGGCATAGCCGATCTTCAGCGTCAGCTTGTCGCCCTGGCGCGGATACCAGGCGTTGATCCAGCGGCCGTCGCTGTCCTCCAGCGCCACCTCCAACTCGTCAGACTGGCCGGACAGATAGTCGGTATACGTCACCGACAGCACGTAAGGCGTGATGTCGCTGGTGATGTTGTGCTGGCCGTAGGCCAGCTGGAACACCGGGTGCGGCACCGTATTCAGCGCATCCATAGCGGCAGCTCCTCGGCCAGATCGGCTTGTTCAATCACCGGGATGGACAGGGTCAGCCCGGCCGGCAGCGCTACGCCCAGCGGCGCGTGCGGATTGGCGGCGATGATCTGCTCGTAGGCCAGCGCGTCGCCGTAGTAGTGCCAGGCGATCTGGTCCCAGCGTTCGCCCTCGCGGGTAATGTGGTTCAGGAACATCAGATGGCCCTCGTGATGACCTTGGCGGCCAGCTTGCTGATGGCCGGCGACGCAGCATCCAGCGCGTTGCCGGCCGCGCCCAGGTAGCCGGCGTAGGTATCCAGCTTGCCAGCCAGATTGCCTGCGTTGACCGAGCCCAGGGTGTTCTGCGCGCTGCGCACCGCGGCCAAGGCATTGGCGCCGGCGCGGGCGATGCCGGCGGCCTCGGGCAGCTTGCCGCTCACCTCGGCCAGCTGCTGCAACGGCTTTGCCGCACGCTGGGCATCCGCCAGCAGGCCGGACACCCGGCCGAGGGCGGCTTGAGGATTGCCGGCCATCTGCTTGGCCAGCTGGGCCGAGTCGCGCGCCAGGCGGATGGCGGCCTGGCCCTGATTGGCATAGGCCACCGCCTGGCGGATGTTGTCCCGCACCGAGGAGGTGGCTGTCTTCAGCTTGCCGGCGGCCAGGCCCACCGGAGAGGCGACGGCCGCGGCTGGTGGCTGCGCCGGCTGCACCGCGGGCGGCAGCGGCTTCTTCTTGTCGCCCACGTACTCGCGCAGCGTGATGCTGGCCTCCAGGGCCAGCAGCGTGCCGGCCTTGTCGGTTTGCTTGCTGGTGGCCTGCAAATCGGTCAGGACAAACCAGCCCTTGTAGTCGCCGTTGCCCAGCACCAGCGCCATGGCCTTGTGGTCTGCCTGCGCCTGGCGCAGCTTCAGCAGCTCGGCTTCCGGATCGCAGAACTGGCTGTGGAACGATAACTGGATGCGGATTTCATCCAGCTTGTCCGCCATCCACTGCAGCCGCGGCTTACCCTCAATCAGCGCGTGCTCGGCATAGTCGGCGCCGAACTGCGACTCGAAGCCGTCGAAATAGGTGATGAGGTCGAATTGGACCTCGCCCAGGAGCGCAAACATTAGTTGAAGGCCCTCCGTTGTTGCTGCTGCAGGAGACGGCGCATCATCTGCTCCAGCTCATGCATCGACAGCTGCAGCCCGGACTGAACCGCGCTCTTGACCGCTTCAGGAGAGCCCGCGGGCACGTTGATGACCGGGCTGAAGTGGATCACCATTCCGCCGCCTGCAGGCGCGCCTTTGCCACCCGCTTGCAGGCGCTGCAGCCCTCGGCCGCAACCTGCGTGCGCAGCTGTGGTTTGCCCCAGGCGTTGGTCGCGGCGCGGGCCATGGCGCCGGTCGCGCGCGCGGCGTGGGCAGCACTGCGGTCTATGCCGATGGCCGCGCCCTGGGCGATGTTGTCGCCGAATCCCATGAAGACCCGCGATGGCGACTTGATGCCGAGGGTATTGGCGAACCAGCCTTTGACGTCTGTGGCCAAGCCGAGGATCGCGTCCTTGGCTGCGCCGAGTTTGGACTTGATGCCATTCACCAACCCCATCACCAGGTCTTTGCCCGTCTGCAGGAATTTGCCCGGCAGTTCACCGGCAAACTTGAACACCGGCAACCAGAACACGATCCAGCTGACCACCTTGGCTTTCATCCAGCTCCAGGCGCTGGCCATGGACTGCTTCACGCTCTCCCACAGCCCGCTGAAGAAGGTTTTGATGCGGCCCCAGTTGGCGATGATCAGCCGCGGAATGCCGATGATGGGGAACAGGTAGTTCAGCACCGGGTAGCGCTGGAAAGCGGCGGAGACCCCGGCCCACGCCTGGGTAAAGAAGGACTTAATGCGGCTCCAGTTGGCAATGATCAGCCGCGGGATGCCAATAATGGGCACCAGGTAATTCAGGATGGGATAACGGGTAAATGCCGCATCCACTGCCGACCATACTTTGACGAAGAACTCCTTTATGGGCGTCCAATACCGATAGATCAGGTAGGCGGCGCCGGCTATCGCCATCACGGCGAGGCCTATCGGGTTCATCATCGCGGCCCGGCCCAGCCACAGCACCGCTTGGCCAACCAGGCGAATGCCGCCTAGCAAGCCCCCGCTCAGCGCACGGCCCAGCGCCAGCGCGCCGCGCGCGGCCAGCAGCAAAGGCGAACCGAAGGCCATCGCCAAACCACGGCCAAATGGAAGCAGGAAGCGCCCAACCGCCATGACACCGCCGCCAACACTTCGCAGGCCAGAAATAAGCGGCGCGAAACGGCCGGCCTGCCATAGCCCCTTAAAATAAGTCCATTTACCTGAGACTGTAGTGATCGAGGTGGTGAGTGCATTGAACGGCGACAGGACCAAATTGATACCGTACTTGATGCCAATGAAGGCCATCTTGCCGGCAAGGAGGCCGCCGACTAGGCCGATCACACCTTTAATCACCCCTGGATGTGCTTTGGCCCATTCTCCAAATGCCTTCACAACCGGCATGATCTCGACAATCGCCTCAGAAATAGGAGGCAGCAGGGTGTTGCCTATCGTGAGTCCCAGTTCGGTTATACCAATCTTGAACTTGTCGATCTGGGACTTCGCGGTTTCCATCCGCTTCTTCCAATCCTGGTCCAGTAAGCCCTTGTCTGCGGCACCCATGCTACCCTGCTGGATGTCTTTCATTTCCTTCTGATTCGCAATGGCCGGGCGGATAAATGACATTGCCTGCATGTCTTGGAACAGTTCGCCAAGCTTATAAGCCTCAGACAGACGCTGAAGCGCTGCTGCTCGTTCTTTATCGTCTTTAATGGCCATGGCTTGTTTAAATTGCCCCGCAGCCTCTGGGCCTTTGGACTGCATATATTGGGTAATGATGGCCAACATAGACTGCACAGGCGACAGCCCTTGTGCGCGCAAATTCATCATGCTGGCTTTCAGATCAATGCCTGCATTGGCAAAGTCTTTTAGCGTGTCAGGAGCGGTGATCTTCTGCAGGAAATTCTTGAAGTTGTTGGCCGCCTCGTCATTTGATCCGGCCCCCTTGCGAGCGATCTGCAGCGCAGCGCCAATTTCAGCCACGGCCTCCTTACCCGTAACCCCCAGCGCCTGGAACGACGGCGACAGCGCCGGCAACCACTTGGCCATGTCGCGGATTTCAAACTGGCCGCGCTTGCCGGCGTAAGCCAGCATATTGAGCGCGCCTTCGAAGCCGTCTTCACCTACCTTGAGGTTGTCCTTCAACGCGATGGCCACGCTGCCCAAGTCGTCCATGCTGGCTCGGGTCGCAGTAGCCGCCTTGGCCATTACCGGCGCGTACTTCTCTAATGCCTTGGCGTCCTGGATGCCACCGGCTACCAGCACCGAGGTTCCGCGCGCAATCTCATCCTGGAATTGATTCCACTTGAGTGCAGCATCACGGATCGTTGAGCCGAGTTTGGCTTCCTCTGCCTTCGAAAATTCACCAGTAATGGCGACATCACGCAGTTGGTCCTGGAAATCAATCGCCACGTTGCCCGACTTGACCACTGGCGCCATCAAGGCCAACGCGGTTCCTGCCGTTTCCATTGCCTGACCACGCAACTCAGAACGGTTTGCCTTGAGCGTTTCGCCACGCGCCAGGCTGGCTGTCAGGCGTTCCTGCTTGCTGCGCAGTTGATCCAGGGTCTGGCCCAGCCGGTCATATTGACGCTTCAGCTCCGCGACATTGCGGGTGGGGTGGGACATCGCCCGCGCCATCGCATCGCCCAGCCGATTGTGCTTGAGACGCAGCTCGTCGGCGACCTGGCCCAGACGCGCAGCGGTGCCGCGTGCCGATGCAAATGCAGACTGGAACGTGCCGGACAGCGCCGCGCCGATTTTTACCCCGATCAGCAGTTCATTGGCCATGCCATGCGACCTTTTGCTATGCTGTAAACATGTTTGAAAAAACCGCCCTCATTACCGCCAAAGCCATTTACTGGCTGGCCATCTGCAGCGGAACCATCTGGCTGGCTTGGGTCTGCTTTGCCAATCTGCCGCTGTGGGCCGCGGCCATCCTGTTCGCCATCGTATTGCCGCTGGCAGCGATGGCCGGCGCGCCCTTGGCGGCCGGCGCATCCTTTGCCGCAGGATTGTTGGTAGCGGCCGTGCTGGCCGTGTACCGCCGCGCTACGCACTCCGGCGCTTGAGCTCCCGCTCGGCCACCTCCACCCACCACCAGTAATCCACCATCTCCAGCCCGTCGATCTCGGAGGGCTGCATCCGCAACACAATCAGCAGCACCTCATCCAGCGGCTGCAGGCTGGTCTCCGATGCCCAACATTTGGCGAAAACAATCCGACAATGCCTTGCTGTCGGCGATGTCCAGCTGGTCGATATCTTCCAGCGTCAGGCCGGTCATGCGAGCGAACAGGAAGTCTTCCTGGTCGGCGTCATCCGGGCTGTGACGGCTGGCCGCTTTCAGGTCAGCGCGCTTCAGGCGCTGGATGTCCAGCGCCTCGATGCACTGGCCTGCGGCGTTGGTGAACGGGTACTGCAGCTTGATCTTGTCCATGGAGCATCCTTCCGGTTGATTGATTGGGAACCACGAAAGGATTGTGGCCAGAGGCGATCCAGAACGCCGTTAAAGGGCTTTAAAGAAAGGCTTGCACATTCGGCCAGTCGAAAACGTCAAGGCATCGTGGTAATTTCCGCGGCCATGAAACCCGTTATCCGATTAGGCGACCCCACCAGCCACGGCGGCAAGGTGGTCAGCGCCTCCAGCACCACCACCATGTTCGGCAAGGCTGTCGCCTTGGTAGGCGATTCCGTCACCTGCCCGCAGCAGGGCCATACCAATTGCGTGATTGTGGAAGGCGATCCCACCTGGACGGTGGGCGGCAAAGGCGTAGCGCTGGATGGCCATGCCGTCAGCTGTGGCGCCAAGCTGATCAGCACGCTCGGCTCTGTGATGCGCGGTTATGAAGGAAGCGGCACCGCAAGCAGCGGCACCGTGAGCGCAGCCGAGTCCGTCTGATGGCATCAGGCGTTTCCATTCCACCCGACAAGTTCAACCAGCACTTTCAAGTAGTCGATCAGGATGGCAATCCCGTTTCCGACTTTGCGGTCCACCTGGAGAAACCGGATGGGTCGATCAGCGAGGTCAAAACCTCGGCCGCAGGGCGGACTGAGATTGTCGGTGGCGCGCCAGGTGAGAAAATTGGCCTGCACCTGTTCAAGGGGGAGTAATGAGCGGCGCTGAAATGGTATCAGCCAAACTGACCCACAAAAGCAAAACCGACCCGCACGTCGTTAAGCTAAAGGTGTTCTGGAAAACAACCAAGAAGTGGGCCGAAAGCGACATTGCAGACTTTCAGGCAAGCGTGCCCGCCATTGTCGAAATCCTGCGGAACGAGCAGTATTGGGACAAGGATGGCTCTATCCACCAAAGCAAGTTTACCTGTGAAGACTTCGCAATCCGTGTGCTGGCGCAGTATGCGGCCTCAAAAGGGTTGCCTGTTAAGCTGACAACGGGTACCCGAACCTACCGCAACATGGAAATCTACAAGCCAGATGAGCATGACCGCTACGTGAATGATATGTGGGGCTTCGCGCAGATGGCCATGCTGACCTATGGCGCACCGGACATGCAGCGCATTGGGGTGAACACAGTCAAGGTTGACTCTGCAGAAGCGCTCAAGCCGGGGGACATTCTGGCGCTCGCGCATGACGCGAAGGGCCGGAGCACTGGCGGGACGGCTCACCACATCCAAGTGGTTTCATCCACAAGTGCAGAGAAGATTGGCATCTACCAGGGGAACTCCAACAACACCATTCACCGCCCGATAACATGGATTTACCGGGCGGTTGGCAAGAACATTGCCGACCCGCAGCAATCGGCATACGGTGGCCTGCCGGTTGAGATGGGGGTGTACACAAAAGCCAAGGCCGGTTGGGACTACTCCAACCTCAAGACGGGCAATACTGAAAAGGACTTCCTCAAGTATTTCGACCTGGTCCGCTGGAACTTCATGGAATTCAACAAATGATGAAAGAGCTTTTCCTGGCATGGGGAATCGTGAACGAGAACTCTTGGTTCGGGTACTTCAATTTCCTGGTCTTTCCGCCCTTATTCGTTCTGGGACTGTTTGGCAAGGTCTGGCGCTCAACCGTGTATCGGGTTGTGCTGCTGGCAGTACTGTTCATCTTTTTGGGCTTCACCGCCGTAGGTTTTTATTATGTCGCGCAGCCACCGGCATAGCCCATACGACGTGGAATGACAAAGGCCCGCAACTGCGGTAATACCGTTCACTTAAGAGAAAAGCACCGTCTCCATGCATGGGAAACGGTGCTTTTTTTGTGGATTCCGGTGCTCTCAAGGCCAGAAAAGTCGTCCGAAAATCCTTAAATGAACGGCATTACCGCAACTGCGGGCCTTTTCGTTGGAAGCGGTGGTCAGCCGCCGATATTGCTGCGGTAAATGGACAGCATGTCTTCGCCGCCGACACGGAAGATGTTGGCCATGTAGTCCAGCTCCAGCATCTCCTCGCCGTCCACTACCTGCTTGATATAGGTGGCGGTGAACGAAGAGGCGAACTCAGCATTGTCGTGCTGTTTGAAGGTGCCCAGCGGGTTCTTCTTGAACATCACGGTCAGGAAGGTGACCAGGCTCACCTGCTGCAGGCGTCCCTGCGAGCCGTAGGTCTCGATGCTGGAACGCGCCTGCAGCTGCACCGCCTGGAACGGGTTGGCGATGATCTTGGCCACGTCCTTGTACAGCGAGTTCCACTTGATCTCGCCTTCCAGCTTGTCGAAGCCGGCCGGCAGCTCGATCTTGCCGACCATGCCCAGCGCCTTGTGCTCCTGCATGATGGCGGACACGTCCGGCAGCTTGATCTCCTCGGCGCGGCCCAGCAGCGAGTTGCCGTTGATGTAGATGTTGGCGTTGGTGATGCGGTTGATTTCAATCTTGCCGGCCATGGTCAGTTACCTCCCTTCAGGCTGAGCAGGTATTCCGAGGTGATCTCGGTCTCAAAGGTCAGGCGCTCCAGCGGCGGCGGCACCGTGTACTTGTAGCTGATCAGCAGATGGCCGGCGGACAGCTCGGTGGCCGGGTTGAGGGCCGGGTCGAACCAGGCCTTGAAGCCCAGCAAGGCACCATCACCGATCAACTTGCGGCCGTAGCCGTTCACCGACTCCACCAGCGCGTCGATGGTGGCCTGGTTCAGCGGCATGTCGATGTATTGCTGGCTGAAGTAGCGGATCGACTCGTTGATCACGTCGCCGGTGCGGCGCACGTTTTCGAAGTTGCGCATGTGGCTGACGGTCGGCCAGGCCGCGGTGCGGTTGCCCCACAGGCGGAAGCCGGAGCCGTAGCTGCTGAACACGGTGGTGATGCCTTGCTCGTTCAGCAGGTTCACCTCGCAGTTCGGGTCGTCGATCATCGCCGACAGCTGGCGCTCCACGCCGATAACGCTGGCCAGCTCCTGGTTGGAGCTGGACCACCAGAAGCCCTTGTCGTTGTCCACCTTGGCGCGCAGGCCGGCCGCGCGGGCCGACAGCGGCTCCAGGCGCTCGGCGTTGGTTGCCGAGTCATACACCTTCACATGCGGGTAGCACAGGCGGACGCGGTCGCTGGAGGTGTTGAAGTTGATGGTGCCGGCCGGACCACGGCCGGCCAGCGCCTGGGCGAAAGTGGTGCCGATGGGCGCATCAACGTAGGCCACCGCGTCCAGCTGGTCCGCCATGGCGATCAGCTCGGCCGCCACCGAGTTCTGGGTGCAGAAGCCGGGCGCGATCAGCAGCTTGGCGAAGAAGCCGAACAGATTGTAGGTGTCCTTCAGCGCCTTCAGTCCGGTGCGCACGCCGGCCGCGTTGACGGCGCCGATGATGTCGGCGGCGGTCACCTTGGCCGGATCGGCGTAGTCGTAGCTTGCCTTGAGCGTGGCGCCCACCGCGATCCTGCCGGCTGCCAGCCGCGTCACCACGCCGGCCAGGGCGTCGACGGTGTAGTCGGCGCCCTCGGCATACACGGTGCCGTCGGCTGCGCTTTTCAGCGTCAGCCCGCTGATGGCGCCGCGCGCCAGCCTGCCGCGGCCGGTGGCCGGGTCCAAGGTCACGGCCTCGTCCTTGGCCGGGCTCTTGTGCAGCGCCGGGTCCAGCACGTTGATCACAATGACGGTGCCGGCGCCGTGGTCATAAATCGCGTCCAGGGCCTGCGGAATGGTGAAGCCTGTCAGCTGCGGGCCAAAGGCCGCCGCGTCCTTTTCCGACAGGGTCAGGGTGGCCACGTTGACCGCGCCGGCCGGCGCGGTGCCAATCAGGCCGATCACCGCGGACTTGACGGTGCGCACCGGGCGCGGGCCGCGCTCCACTTCAATGGTTTCGACGCCATGCAGGTAGTTCGCCGCCATGGTCAGGCTCCTTTCTCGGAGGTTGCGTCATCGCCCGTTGCGCGCACGGCCTTGGCCTTGGCCGGCTCCTGGGCCAGCACCAGGTACTGCAGCGCCAGCAGCGTCTGGGTATATTCGTGCTCCACCGGCAGCTCCACTTCCTTGCCGGGGAACAGCATGATTTCCTGGCCGTCTGCCAGCGTGACCCCGCTCACGGGGCCGGAATACAGGTATTTCATGATTGATCCTCGTGGTTGACTTGGGAGAGCCGCGGATCGGCGTCGGCGTCGTCCTCCTCGACCTGCATCGCCAGCGCGGTGAAGTCGGTGGCGTATTGCCACAGGTTGCTGTTCTGCCCCAGGAAGCGTTCGCCCGCGGCCAGCAGCCCGCGGCAATCCGGCAGCCGGTAACCCACCAGCGCGCGGCGGACATCGTCCAGCACTGCCACCGCTCCCGTGCGGCCATTCAACTGCCGTAACACCACCGTCACCGACAGCTTGAGCGTGCGCGGCTGGGCCACGATGCCGGCATCCACCGTCGCGGCGAACTGGCTGCTCAGGTAGCTGACCAGCAGCGCGCCGGCCGGGTGATTGAGCCGATACTCGGCCGGCCGCTCCGGGAAGTACTCGACCAGCAGACCGGGCAACCTGGCCTGCAGCCGCGCCACCAGGGCATCGATGATCTCGACGGTGGTCGCCATCAGCGGTAGCGCTCCAGCATCGAGGCGCTGAACAGCTGGCGCCGCGCCCGAACCCGGACCTCACCCGGCTCCGGCGCGGCTTCGCCGGTAGGCAAGCCAATGGTCAGCTTGCCGTCGCGGATGGATTCCAGGATCTGCAGCGCCGCCTTGTAGGTGCGGGTGACGGCGTCTGGCAACTCGTTCCCCTCCGGCCGCCGCGCATACAGCCAGTGCCGTGCCAGGTTGACGGTGTTGTCCTTGATCACCGACGGCACCGTGACCAGCGGCAGCACGTAGCGGCCCCGCAGATGCGCGTCCACCAGTTCCTCGGCCTGGCGCACCGCTTCCTCCACCACGGCCAGGTTCGGCTCCGCCGCCACGCTGAAATCGGCGGGGGTGTCGTTGGTGAGCTGAACCAGCGTGGCCTGCGGGATGGCCAGCTGCAGGTCGGCCAGGGTGCAGTAGCGCATGTCAGACGCCCCGCAGGATGCGGATCACATCGCCGGTCGCGGTGGCGGCGTCCAGGGCGATGCCGTTGGACAGGCCCGCCGCTTTGGCCACGGCTTGGCCGGAAGCGTTGGACTGCACGTCAGCGCCAGCCGCGATGGCGCCGCCGGCTTCCACCAGGATGGCGCCCAGCGCGTTGGCCGGCGCCATGTTGTCGGCCTCGGTGTCCACTTCCACCACGCCCAGCGCCTTGGCGCCGTCGCCGCAGGTCTTGCCATCCAGGCCGACAAATCGGCGAGCCTGCAGGTCAGTCACGGCCAGCACAGACATGGTCAAAACGACGTTTTGTCCCTTCATTTGCCTTCTCCTTTCTTGTCCGCTTTGGTGGCGTCTCCTGCAGGCGGCGTGTCTTCGCTCGCGGAGTTGGCCGGCTGGTCGGTTTTGCTATCGGCCTTCTGTCCGCTGGCCTGGGTGGTTTTCACTTCCACTAGCCAGGGAGACAACGGTGCTTCGTCCAGTTCGATGGATTGGCCTTCCTCCAGCAGTTGGCCATCGTGTTTCACCGCCATGCCTGCAATGCGATAGATCGGCATACGTCCTCCCTCACGCCACGTCGCTAATCAGGTAGCCGGCATCGGCGCCGACCACCACCAGCTTGTACATATCGGTGTGGCGCACGTAGCGCACCTTGCCGCCTTCGCCGTCGTACTTGTCGGTTTCGGGCATGCCGCGCTTGCGCAGGGTGTAGCCGAAAGATGGGATGTCAGCGTCGCCCTCCGTGCCGGCCGCCGGTTTGGCCACGTAGGCCAGCACCACGTTGTCGCCCCAGATATCGCCGGTGGCTCCACGACCGTCTGCGGCCAGGGCTTCGCCTATGAAGATGTCCTCAAGACCCCACAGCGCCTTCAAATGCTCCAGCGTGATCAGCTTGCGTTCCTGGGTACCCAAGGCCGCAGCCAGCCCCTTGTGGAATTTCAGCGTGGCGTAGGTGGCGGCGCCGATAACGCCAGTATTGGGGCGCATGCCAGTGCGTTGACGGATGACTTCCTTGCCGTCTTCCACGTCCTTGATCGGGTCGCCGCCGCTATTCGCCCACTTGCTGCTCCCGGACAGGGCCACCTTGGCGCCGGGCAGATAGGTCTTGGGGTTTTGAGCCAGGTAGGCGGCGGTCACTTCGCGCCGCAAGTCGATGGCGTCCTTCACCCGCTTGGCGGCTTTTGCCTCTTCGTTGAACATCGACTCGGCCTGTTCGCGCACGTCCACCGGGTAGGCCAGGTCATGCTCGCGCAGCACCACGTCCAGGGTGTCCGGATCGTCGGCGATCATCACATTGGTTTTGCCGCGGATGGCGCGCTCGGTCTCCCACAGCAGGAAGGCTTCCTTGCCAAACAGCGGGATGATGCCGGCCTCCTTTTCCATCGGCGCCAGCGGGAACAGGTTTTCCCCGATGTAAGCGGCGTTGCGGTAGCCGCGCGCCAGGTTGGTCAGTACCGGATCGACGATCCGCAATCTCTTCAAACGGTCGCTCATGGCGGCTCCTTTGGGTTAAACGGATTTACAGCAGCTGGCGCACGGCCTGCTCGTAAGGGATGTTCTTTTCGGCGGCCAGGGCGCTGGCGCGTTGATGCAGCTGCAGGCGCTCCGGATCGGCGCGCTCGGCAAACTCCAGCGAGCCGTCCTGGCTACCCAGCCCGGCCTTGTCCTTGGTGGCGGACTCGCCGAATTCGACCACCTTGGGCAAGTCGCCCAGGAAGCCCTTGAAGGCGCTGGCCAGCGGCTGCTTGGCATCGCCCTCGCCGAATTCGACCGAGGTTTCGCCGTCCGCAAAATCTAGGAAGGCCACCACCGCGTCCTTGTGCTTCGGCGCCAGCTTCCCGTCGCTGACCAGTTGCTCGGCATACGCCAGGTGTTCGCCGTGGCGCGTGGCGGCGGCCACCGCTTTCTTCTCGGCTTCCGCTGTTGCCAGCCGGGCCTTCAGTTGAGCGTTTTCCGCTTCCAGGGCGGCTTGCTGTTCGGGCGTCACATGAGTCTCCTCGAGTGGGTCAATGGAAGGGGTGGCCGGATCGGCAAAGGCGGTGCGCGTGGCGTCGTCCTGGCGGGCACTGTCCTCCAGGTTTGCCACGGTGTAGTCGGGAATCACTTTGTCGGCGGTGTCGAGGCCGAACTGGCTGATCAGCCACTCGCGCATGCGACGCCACAGGCTGGCGTTCTGGACGTCATCCCAGTCGCCAAACTCGACCACGCCGTCATCCGCCTCACCGAACTCGACCGGCTTCAGACCTTTGACAGCAGGCGGCTGCGCGCCCAGGAAGCCGACATGGCGCAGGTAGTACACGCCGGGCACCGGGTTGTTAGGCGAGTCGGGACGGTAGAAGGAGGCGGAGATTTTCTTGTAGCGGCCGGCGTCCACCAGCTCGGCGAAGGCCGGGTCCACCTGGCGCGGCTCGGCCAGTAGGCCAATGTCGCGGGCGGAGAGAGACTTCACCCAGCCATAGGCCGGCGCGTCGTGCTTGGGATGGCCGATGACGATGGGCGCCTCATGCAGGGCCGGATCGTAGGCGCGGGCACTGGCCGCGAGATCGGACTCGGAAAAGTCCAGCACGTCGCCAGACATCGCTGTCTGGCGGCCGGACTTGAATACGTGCAGGGGTTTGGTCGCGTTCATGCCCCTATAATCCGGGACATGATCGGTTGAATGACTTTAAAGTCGATTAAAAATGGGAACTATCTTACAAGGCTGGAACAAAGGTGCCGTCAGCTCTGTTGGCAATCCAGCCATTATTTCCTATCGATATATTCGTAATCTCCCCAGTTAGTCCTGCCCACTGAGGAGGCCGTCCATTCCATGAAATCACTCCATTGCTGAACCCAGCACTAAAATCTATCGCCTCTACAGACCAAGAGTCTGTTTCTCGGTCCACAATGATCAACTCGGTTACGTTTTCCAGCTTCAGGCATGAAGCGGCAACCTCAGGACGGATTGCAATATTGTCAGGTCGACCTTTGTGAGCAACTGAGGGATACGCAACTGCTGCAAGCTTTGGCATCTGCCGTATTGGCACTCGCGGCACAACGGGTTTGCCACTGAGTTGTTCAGCAATGGCGGCGGTCAGTTTGTACTGCTCTGAGAATGTTTCATGAATGGGCTGTGCGAAGCGGGTCTCAAAAAAAGTCTCTGTCTTCGCGTAAGCTGGGCTGGATTGGGATTCCTCATTCGCACGGGGAGGAATCCTGAAGTAGTAAAAATTCTCTACAACTGTCCAGGTTGACAGATAAATCTTGCTTCCCACCTTTGCATCCAGCTCGGCAAATATTGCATTAGGATCAATGCTCGCATAGAACATAGGCTTCCCTGGTGGGTTGCAACGCTGGAAGCCAGTGACGATTTCTGCTGGTGGAGCACCTAGGAAAGAGGTTGCCATCGGCTTGTTCTCATAAGGTACTCCTCGATACAGTACAGTTCCTAACTGAGGGGTAAACGCCTGAACAAGTACACCCTCCATCAGCAAGCCGATCTGTTTTAACAAGTAATCATAATCGGCACGAGCAAGATCAATCCTATTCAGCTCTGTAAGGCGTTGTTGCACAAATCCTCCCCCGCCGCAGCTTGGTAAGATAGTGGCATGACCAAGCCTGCTCCAAAACGCTACCGAACAACCAACTGGAACGCCTACAACCAAGCGCTGATCCAGCGCGGCTCTCTGTCCGTCTGGCTGGACACGAGCATGTCATGGCAGGCGGCTCCTCGAGGCAAACGTGGACGGACGCAGACCTATAGCGATGCCGCCATTCAATTCTGCCTGACCATCAAAAACCTGTTTGGACTCGCGTTGCGGCAAACCATCGGTTTCATCCAAAGTCTGCTCAAGCTGGCGGGCTTGGGCTGGGGCGTTCCCGACTACAGCACGCTATCCAGGCGGCAGCAGACGCTGCAGGTCAAGATTCCCTACCAGAAAAGCTCAGGCGCGCTGCATCTGCTGGTGGATAGCACAGGCATCAAGATGTTGGGCGAAGGCGAGTGGAAAACCAAGAAGCATGGCGCGGAATATCGCCGGCAATGGCGCAAAGTGCATCTGGGCATCGATGCGGAAACCCTACAGATCCGCGCCATCGAGGTGACGGATAACCGCCAGGGCGATGCGCAAATGTTGCCTTCGCTATTGACGCAAATTCCGGCCGACGAGCCGATAGGCTGCGTGAGCGGCGATGGTGCTTTCGATACCAAGACGTGCCATGAGGCGATTGCCGCACGGGGCGCGATCGGGTGCATCCCGACCCGCAAGAATGCGAGACCGTGGAAAGGCAATTCGCTGGGTGTGCTGGCTCGGAACGAAATTCTGCGGGCCACCAAGCGACTAGGCCGGGCGATCTGGAAACGTTGGAGCGGCTACCATCGCCGCAGCTTGGTAGAAACCAAAATGGGTTGCTTTAAACGGCTGGGTGAGAGGGTGACGGCCCGTCGCTTCGATAGCCAAGTGGCAGAGCTGCAAGTACGCGCTGCCATCTTGAACCGTTTCAGCATGCTGGGCCGTCCTTGTACGGTGGCTGTGGCGTAAATTTATTTGGGGAAAGGGGAGTCTCGCCCTGTTCAGGATTTGTGCAACAGCGCCCTGTAGATATGGTTGTTGATATTGCCGTTGGCTAACTGCCCGTTGAAATCGCCTTGCACATTCTGGTTTTGGTTTCGTTCGTCCACGGTGTTGCTTTCGTTCGTGCCGCTCAACCTGGCGAATGGAACGAAGCCATCCGCCAGCCTCTTCGAGCTAACTACGCTACCAGCTTTACCAAAAATTGCACCTGTCATTCAGGACAATTCGACTACGTACAGATTTACTTCTCTCCGGTTTTTCCACCTATGTGCATGCCACCAGAGACCGTATTGGTGACATCACCCTCAACTACTTGACCATGGAAGCTGCCGCCGACTGAAATCTTACTGCCGGACGATGGCCGAACGCCGCCTTTCAAGCCTGCGACGATGGTCGCTTTCACTTCAAGGGGGGCCGCGCGGAACAGTGCTAGTAACTCCTGCTCATCGCTTGAGAGAGCTTGGGCAGAACGCATACCAGTCACGATGTACTGCACATCGGCCCCAACTTTTGTGATTGCGGCTAGATAGCCCGCCTTGGGTTGGGTCACGTCCTTCTCATAGTCAATCTGACTTTTTTTGGTTGTTTCTGCCAATCCAGCAAAAGCGGGCTGCGTGAAGCCCAAACGCTCGCGCTCTTCCCTCAGGCGTTCACCAATAGACACTAAAAACTCTCCAATAATATTGACAGGTAACTTTTTAGTTACCATAATCAAGTCACACCGTCCCACCACGAACGGCAACTTAAGCGGCACTCTCCCAAGCGCCGCCGCCCCTTAACCAGGAGCTATCCATGCAACTACGTACCCCCGAAGAGGCCCGAGCCGAGCTTCAGGCCAAAGGGATTTCCATCACCCAGTGGGCCATCGCAAACAAGTTCTCTCCGAACCTGGTGTTCGAAGTTCTGGGCGGCCGGAAGAAGTGTGTGCGCGGCCAAGCACACGAAATCGCGGTCAAGCTTGGCATCAAGGCCGGTGAGATCTGCACCGACCCGGCCAATGCTTTGGCTCAGTCCCGTCGCCGTGTTGCCGCGTGAGGCCTGCCATGTCCAAGTCACTACTGACTGATTCGAACGCGCCTAGCGCCATCCCGGTCGCCGTCGACGCACTGTTTCTGCCGGACTCGCTATCTGCACTGCGCGCGCAATCCGCATTGCGTCAGCGGCTGCAACTGACTGCAGCCCAGCGCGCAGAGGCAGAGAGCCTGTCTCCGTGCCTGGGGATCAGCCTGCAACAGGTTTACCGCAGGCTGCGCTCCGGCGAACTGTCCTTAACCTCCAAGTAACGGCCGCTAATCATGTCCGCCCACGCATTTACTTCGCCCTCTACCGCGGCTATTTCGGCTCGGTTTGCAAAGCTGGCCTTGGGCGCGGAGACGAACTTTTCCAGCTTCTCCACCAGTGCCCGCGGGTCTAGTTGGCCCGACCGGATGGCGGCATCCAGCAGCGCTTCAATCATCAGGTTCTGCGCGGTGATCTGCGCCTGCAGCCTGGCCTCCAGGTCCTTCATCATGGCTTGCTCCCTTGTGTGGATTATCCGCTGTTCATGCTATGCGGTGCAAACCCGTTGCACCAGCTGCAAAACGGCATTTTGTTTGGAGCGTCTGTCGTGGAGGACATTCCAATGAGCCGCCGCAACTGGAAACGCCTGCAGCCCAGCTCGCTGCGCCACGCGTTGGAGCTGTGCAAAGACTTTGCGAGGGAACGGCACAGCCTGTCGGTGGAGCGGATCGCCGAGCGGATGGGCCTGGCCGACCACTGGACCCTCTACAAGTGGATTCAAAACGGCCGCATGCCGATCTGCCTGGTTCGCGCCTACGAGGCGGTGTGCGGCATCAATTACGCCACGCGCTGGCTGGCGGCCAGCGGTGGTTTCCTGCTGATCGACATGCCCACCGGCCGTAATGCCTCGGCCGAGGACATCCAGGTGCTGCAGCAGACGTTGAACGACGCGGTCGGCCTGCTGCTGCAGTTCCATGCCGGCAAGGGCCAGGAGGCTGACACGCTGGCCGCTCTGCAGCAGGGCCTGGAAGGCTTGGCCTGGCACCACCGCAACGTCGAGCAGTATCTGCAGCCGGAACTGGAGCTGAACCCATGAGCGTACAAACCAACAAGAGCTCCGAGAAGGTGCTGGACGTGCTGACGGTGCTGCTGGGCCACTTCGCCCACGGCCTGACGCCGGGCGAACTGGCCAAGGCCACCGACCTGTCGCCGTCCAGCATCACCCGCTACGTGGCCACGCTGGAGGAAGCCGGCTTTGCCGAGCGCATCCCGGAAACCGGCCGCATCCGTCCCTCGGTCAAGCTGGCCCAACACGCGGTGGCGATCCTGCGCAGCCTGGAGGCCGCCCGCAGCCGCCTGGACGAGCTGACCACCCGCATCACAATTGAACGATAAGAGGAGTTCCAAACATGGCACGCACCAAATCTACCGAAGCACCCGCAGTCACCCCGGCTGTTGAACTACGCCAAGACGTGGTGGACGCCGCGAATGTGATGGCTATTGCTCAGGCCAACTATGGCGAAGAACGCGACCTCGTAAATCAGTTGCTAGGGCAAGCCCAACTGGCCGGTGCATTCGAGGATTTTTCCCGCACGGTGCGGATTTCCAAACTGGCCTACGTCAAGGAAAACAAGCTCTACCGCCAGATTGAAGGCATGAAACTCCGCACCGGTGCGGAGTCTTTGAAAGGAACCTGGGAAGAGTTTTGCAGTTTGCTTGGAAGGTCAGTTGATCAAGTTGACCGAGACATTTCCAACCTCCGCGCCTTCGGAGAGGAAGCCCTGGAAAGCATGTCCCGCATGGGCATCGGCTACCGCGAGCTGCGCCAGTTTCGCAAGCTGCCGGAGGACCAAAGGACCGCGCTGATTGAAGTGGCCAAGGCTGGCGACAAAGAGAGCTTTGTCGAACTGGCCGAGGAGATCATCGCCAAGCACGCCAAGGAAAAAGAGGCGCTGGCGCAGCGTGTGGAAGAGGCCGAGGCGAACCTGGAGGCGCGGTCGCGGGTGCTGCTGGACAAGACCAGCAAGATCGACCAGCTGACCGAGGAAGTGGCCAAACTTTCCAACCCGTTGAAGACGCCTCCCTGGGACAAGCGCGTGGCGCCGTTCCAGCAGGAAATCACCCAGCGGCAGTCGGTGCTGGAAGCCGCCATCGCCAAGCATCTGGAAGCGGTGCAGGCGCTGGATGCCTGGCTGACTGCGGAAATCACCCAGGCACCCGACTATGACCCGGAAATGCCGGCGCCGCTGCCGCCTGCGGTGCGCGCGGTGCTACTGCATCTGGACGACGCCGTCACCCGCACCGCCATGCTGGCGGCAGAGTTGCGCGATGCATTGAGCCGGCGCTTCGCCGCGGACATTGACGACGCCAGGCGGAACGTCCTGACCGAAGGCAGCGAGGCGTAAGGGAGGCGGCTATGTCCATGACACCGGAAGTGCGCGAGGTTTTGCGCGGTCTGGCAGGCAAGCTGGATGCGGCGCGGCACGGCGAACAGACCGCGCTGGTGCAAGAGGCGGCGGTATTCCTGGGCTGGTCCCCGCAGACGGTTTACCGCCAGCTGAAACAGGCGGTGGGCTGGAAGTCCGGCCGCAAGCCGCGCTCGGACAAAGGCAGCACCATGGTGGCCGAGGAAGCGCTGGTCACGCTGGGCGCGGTACAGCGCGAGGCGATCCGCGACAACGGCAAGCAGACGCTGTTCACGACTACCGCGCGCGGCATGCTGGAGCAGAACGGCATTGAGCTGAAGGTGAGCAACAGCCAGCTGAACCGACTGATCCGCGACCGCAAGCTGAACGTGGCCGCCCAGCGCTGCGCGGACCCGGTGCAGGCGCTGCGGGCGCCGCATCCCAACCACACCCACGAAATCGATCCGTCGCTGTGCCTGGTGTACTACCTGAAGGGCCGGCAGCACATCATGCGCGACCGGGATTTCTACAAGAACAAGCTGGAGAACTTCGCCAAGGTGAAGTTCAAGGTGTGGCGCTACGTGCTGTACGACAAAGCCAGCGGCGTGATTGTGCCCTGGTACTGCGAGTCGGCCGGCGAAAACCAGCACAAGCTGTTCGAATTCCTGATGTTCGCCTGGGGCGAGCAGCCGGGCCGGCTGTTCCAGGGCCTGCCGCGCTTCCTGCTATGGGACAAGGGCAGCGCCAATACTTCGGCCGCCATCAAGAACCTGTGTCGCGCCCTGGGCGTGGAAACGCTGGAGCACCAGGCCGGCCAGGCCCGCGTCAAAGGCGGGGTGGAAGGCGCCAACAACATCGTCGAGACCCAGTTCGAGAGCCGGCTGCGCTTTGAGCCGGTGGAGAGCATCGAACAGCTGAACCACGCCGCCATCGCCTGGAGCCGAGCCTGGAATGCCAACTTGATCCCCGGCCAGGATACCCGGCTGCGCCGTACCGGCCTGGCCGAACCGGTTGCGCGCATCGACCTGTGGCAGCTGATTCAGCCGCAGCAGCTGCTGTTGCTGCCCCCGGTAGAGGTGTGCAAGGCGTTCATGACGGCCAAGGAAGAGACCCGCAAGGTTCGTCCGGACCTGAGCATCTCCTTCAAACATCCGCAAGCCGAGCGCACCGCTGTCTACAGCTTGCGTGGGCTGGATGGGGTCAACGTGGGGGACGAAGTGCGCGTCAACGCCATGGTGTTCGGCGACTGCGCCATCCAGGTGGCGGTGCCGGTCCACAACGGCGCCGACCGCGTCTACCAGGTGGAACCGGAGCGCGCTTACGACGCCTATGGCCAGCTGCTGTCTGCCCCGGTGATTGGCGAGGCGTACAAGTCCATGCCGCAGACTGCGATAGAGCATGCCGCCAGCGCCATGGATGGCCAAGCCTACCCCGGCATGAGCGCGGAGGAGATCAAGGCCGCGCGGGCCAAGAAGGCGACACCGTTCGACGGCGCGCTAAACACCCACAGCTACCTGCAGAACGTCGAGCTCCCGGCCTACCTGCCGCGACGCGGCACGGAACACGCTCTGGCCGTGCCGGCTATCGAATACCCGCCGCTGACCCTGATTGAGGCTGCCAAACAGCTGAAGCAACGCGTCACCACGGCGGGCGGCGAATGGACGCAAGACCGTTTCCAATGGCTGGCCCAGCGTTACCCGGCCGGCGTACCCGAAGACCAGCTCGCCGCTCTGGTGGCTGAGCTGACCAGCCCGGCAGCGGGCACCAAGTCGCCGCTTCGCGTAGTGAAGTCGGCATAAAGGAGCAAGTCATGTTGAAGCTGAAGAGCGTGCTGCAAAAGGTCGGCCGGAAGCAGGCTGAACTGGCTGAACACTTGAATGTATCCCAGGCCACCGTGGCCCAGGTCGTCAATCACGGCGAATGGCCCAAGAGCCTGGATGAAACCGACCTGCAGGAGAGCATCCGCCGCTATCTGCAGGCGCATGGCGCCAGCGATGGGGACATCGAAGGCGCATTTGAAGAGGTGAGCGAGCCGCGCGGGAACGCGGCCCGCTCGATCTCCCAGACGAAAACCGACCAGGAATCCAACCAGGAGGAAACCATGTTATTAATCCGGCATTCAAATACCGTACAGAAGGCTCATGCCGCGTAGCGAATTTTTTCATGCCGGAAGTACGACCGGATTCTGGCTGGCTGCTTCTGCAATGAGCGTAAATGGGACAACACTTTCCCTTGAAGTTGACCGTCTGATCGGACCGGCTCACCTGCGCTCATTCTGGCCTTCAGGTCGCCGTTCAAGTATTCGTCCGGGTTCAGTTCTGGCGAGTAGCTGGGCAAGAAGAACAACTCAATCGCCTTCTTGTTCTCTTCTTCCTCCAACCATGCTTGCACCAGCTTGCTGTGATGCACCCGCAAGTTGTCGAGGATCAAGAACACCTTCTTGTCGCCAGCATCACGGATCAGCCGCATCAGAAACTTGATCAGCACCTGGGCCGTCAAGGTCTCCCGGTACAGCATGAAGCGCATCTTGCCTTGGTTGGTGATGGCTGAAATCAAGTTAATGCGCGCTCTTTTCGACTGGGAAAGCGCCAGAACTGGGGTTTGGCCTTTTGGGGCGTAGCCGCGCGGAAAATGCTCAACACTCGACACCGCCGATTCGTCGCCCCAGCTGATTTCAGCCATTTCCGCTTTGGCACGTGCGACGATGGCCGGGTATTCCTCCTTGTGCCATTTCTCGACTGCTGCCGGTCGCTGCTCATAAGCGCGTTTGAGCGGGCGCTGCGGCGTAAAGCCCCAGCGGGCCAAGTACAGACGGACAGTACGGATCGGCAGATCGATCAGAAACATCTGCTTGATTACAGCCTTGACCGCCTGAGCACTCCACAGGGCAAATCTCAGCTTCATCTGGTCTGGCGTGCGATCCACGATGTCCTGCTTGATCCGGGTTTCCTGTGCCTCGGTCAGCCGACGGCCGGTGCCTTCGGTGCGACCGCGCTTCTGTTCTTTGAATCCCTGCGAACCTAGTGCTGCCTCACGCACCACCCAGGCGGAAATGGTGGGGCGGCGCAGCCCTAGTTCTTCGGCAATACTGGCTTGAGACCGGCCTCGCTTGTACATCCGGATAGCGGTACGCCTCAGTTGCTCACGGGCGGCCGGTTCAAGCTTGCGCACATCGATTTTTTCCATGCCGGAAGTATACCATCCGTACGGATTATTACTGCCGGGTTAATACTACGCAAACAGACACTGTTGCCCGCCACCCGCAAACATTTCAGCTTGTTCCGCGACCCGTTTGCAGATGACGCCATTCAGTCCAACGAGGACATGTTCATCAGCCCGGACATCCGCTACGTGCGGGAAGCCATGCTGCAGACGGCCAAGCATGGTGGCCTGCTGGCGGTGGTGGCGGAGTCCGGCGCCGGCAAGACCACGCTGCTGCGCGACCTGGAAGACCGCATTCAGCACGAGACCCAGCCGATCCAGATCATCAAGCCCTACGTGTTGGCGATGGAGGATAACGACAAGCAGGGCAAAACGCTCAAGTCGACCCATATTGCCGAGGCCATCATGGCCGCCGTAGCTCCGTTGGAGAAGCCGAAGAGCAGCCCCGAGGCTCGCTTCGCCCAACTGCACAAGGCGCTGCGCGAAAGCCACGCCGCCGGTTACCGCCACTGCCTGGTGATTGATGAGGCGCACTCCCTGCCCATCGCCACCCTCAAGCATTTGAAAAGGTTTTTCGAGCTGGAGCTGGGCTTCAAGAAGCTGCTGTCCATCATCTTGATTGGCCAGCCGGAACTGAAGCTGAAGCTGTCCGAACGCGATGCGGGAGTGCGCGAGGTGGTGCAGCGCTGCGAAATGGTGGAGCTGGCGCCGCTGGAAGGCGCACGCCTGGAGGAGTACCTGAAGTTCAAGCTGGAGCGGCTGAACAAGCCGGTGGCGGAGGTGATTGACGAAGGCGGCATCCACGCGCTGCGCGCCAGGCTGACCATCAACACCAAGCGCCTGGACCGGCCGGAATCCGTATCCCTGCTGTACCCGCTGGCCATCGGCAACTTGCTGACCGCATGCATGAACCTGGCCGCCGAGATTGGCGCCCCGTTGGTGACGGCTGACGTAGTGCGGGAGGTGTGACATGCAAACCAACCCGATTCAGGCCAGGCGCCCGCCGTTCAATGCCCAGATGATGGCCGGCGCGCTGAAAGTTGCCTCTGCCATAGAGGCACTGAGCCAGAACAACTTCACCGTGGTGTCGGTGGAGCTGAACACCCCGACCCGGCCGACCATCAACATCCAGACCTGCGGCAACTGCCGCCGGATGATCGAAAAGGGCGAGGCCGTTTACTTCAGCTTCGGCCGGGACACCTACTTTGGCCCGTACCGCCAGGGGCAGTTTGAGCTGGGCGGATGCCGGATTGTTTGGACGGAAATGGGGAACTGACCCCGTTACTCAAAATTCAAGGAGCCAGTCATGAACCTGAATCACGAAGTGGCCTCGTTGCAACGCATTGCCCAATACACCTCAGAAAACATCACCCGCGCCTCGGCAGCCGGCCGCAGCTTCATCGAAATCACCCGCTCCAGCCCGGCCGCCCTGGAGCTGGTGGCGGACATCTATTCGGTGCAGTTCGAGCGCGAGGAGCGGATCGATACCAGCATGCCGTTTGATACCGCGGCGTGGGAACAGGAAATGCTGGTGGTGTCCGCCCCGGCCAATCGCCCGGCGTGGCGTCAGCTGTACCGGATGGCGCGGCAAATGATCAACGGCAAGCGCCAGCTGCTGCAGGCCCAGGCGGCATGCTGAAGCCAGCCGTGCCCGAGCTGGACGCTGCCACCAAGCAGCGTCTGGCCGATGAGGTGGAACGGCTGGTGGCGATGGGCACCGACCGCAAGGATGCCAGGCGGATCGTCTGGCTGGACTACCAGGACGAGCTGCAGCAGTACCAAGTGGTTCCCGCGGCGGAAGTGTCGCCCCCGGCCGAGACGGAGATAGAGGCGCCGGCCGCGCCCGCCGAGGAAATACCCGGCCCCGAACCGCCGCCGCCGACATTGTCGCCCAGGCGATTTTGGCGGGCTGCAGATGAGGTGCCGCTGACGGCGGAGTGGCTGGAAAGAAACCGGGCCGAGTTGGCCAAAGTGAAACGATTGGTAGGACTGAGGAGCGAGGAATGAACGCGATCCCCGATGGATATAAGCAGGACGGAAAAGGCCGGCTGGTGCCGATCAGCATCATCAAGCCGATAGACATCGCCCGTGACGAGTTTGTCGCCGAGGCGCTGCAGAAAGCCGTGGCTATGCAAGACCAGCTGGCGCAGTTCAAGGCCGGCTTGTTCGCCGACATCGACGCATTCGTGGCGCTATCGGCCGAGCGTTACAAGGCTGATGTGGGCGGCGAAAAGGGTAACGTCACCTTGACCAGTTTTGACGGCAATACCCGCGTACTGAGGGCCATTGCTGACACGCTGACCTTCGACGAAGGGCTGCTGGCTGCAAAGGCGTTGATCGACGAGTGCGTCCAAGAGTGGACTGAGGATGCGCGACCGGAGGTAAAAGCGCTCATCTCTGACGCATTTCAGGTCGACAAGGCCGGCAACATCTCGACCGGCCGAGTGCTGGGCTTGCGCCGGCTCGATATTCAGGACGAGAAGTGGCAACGCGCGATGCGCGCGCTGTCGGAATCGGTACGGGTTCAGTGTTCCAAGGCCTATGTCCGAATCGAACGACGCAGCGAAGGCACTGGCAAGTTCGAAGCCGTTCGGCTGGATTTGGCGGGGGTGTGAGATGGGCAAGCTGACCAACCTGTTTGAGTGGGACCAAACCACGCTGCTAGAGGTATTTGAAGAGGCTGAGGCTACGGTCAACAACCAGTTCGACATCGTGGAAATGGAGCTGGCCGATGGTCGTTCAGTCGTGATGGCCATGATCGCAGGAACACATGCGCAGCCAATCGCCCAGCTGTTGCGGGAGGCCAAAGAGACCGCAATCGATGTGCGAGCGGATTAAACACTACGCCGTTTTGACAATTTCTTTCACCAGCAAGGAGCAAACCATGACCAAGCAAGACCTGATCAAGCACCTGGCCGCCCACGCGGATGTCACCAACAAGCAAGCTGAAGCCGTTCTCAACGCGCTGACCACCGCGGTGCTGGATACCGTGCGGGCGGGAGGCGAACTGGCGATCTCCGACCTCGGCAAGTTTGGCACAACCCAGCGCGCAGCCAAGACCGGCCGTAATCCGAAAACCGGCGAGACCATCCAGATCGCAGCCAAGCGCGCGCCCAAGTTTTCCCCAGCCAAGGCGCTGAAGGACGCCGCAGCGTAAAGCGAAACCGCGCACATAGAAATATGTGTGCGGTCTGCCCGGCGTGGTTGCCGGGTACTGATGAGCAGCCAACGATGAACGCAAAGATTCAAGACCGACAGCGACTGATCCGTCTGATCCACGTAGCCAAGCGCGAGCTGGCTCTGGATGACGGCAGCTACCGCGCCATTCTCCAGCGGATTGGAAAGCAGGCATCCGCGGCTGATTTGACCGTTCCAGAGCTGAACCAGGTGTTGGAATACCTGAAGCGCAGCGGATTCAAGGTGCGCTCCAAAGCGCAGGCGGCCACTCAATCGCGCCCGCTGGCCCAGGACGAGCAGCATAAGAAGATACGCGCGCTCTGGCTGTTCATGCATCAGATCGGCGTGGTCAAGAACCCGGCCGAGAGCGCCCTGGCTGCGTATGTGAAGCGGATTACCGGCCGGGACGCCATGCAATGGCTGGCCGGCGACCAATTGGAGCAGGTGATCGAATCGCTGAAGAAGTGGGCGATGCGTTCGCTGCCCGATCTGGTACAGAAGCTGGCGGCCGAGGCGCAGCAGCTGCCGCTGACGGCAGCGCAGTGCGACGAGCTCAACCAGCGGATGGCTACGGCCATGGCGCGTAAAACGTTCGGCCCGATGTTGAGTGCCTGGGAAAGCCTGACCGCCATCCTCAAGGCGAAGGAGGAAGCATGAAGCCCATCCATACCCGCAGCAAAGGCCCTGAGCTGCTGTCCGACCTGGCCGACCACATCGCCGAGGCTCTGCAGGAGCTGGCCAGCATTGAACGTGAGATCGGTGAGCAGCTGGGCAGCGAGATCGCCAACCGGATGGCGGCACACTGGGGCGGCCAGAACATTTACTTTCCGATGGGGCTGTCGGTCAGGTTGTCGAAACGGGATCGGAAGATATTCGAGGAATTCACCGGAGACAACCACGGCGACCTGGCGCGCAAGTACGGTGTCAGCCTGCAGTGGATTTACAAGATCGTGAAGGCTGTCCGGCGCGAGGAAATGGAGAGCCGCCAGGGGGACATGTTCAGCTGA